TCAGGCTGCTAAGTCCAAGCGCGCGAGTGCATCATCAAATGACAAAATGAAGAATGACATGACCGTTCCGTCGCCGTGAATGCCAACCGGCCCCTTCACTACGAAGTCGCCAGCTTCAACTCCTACACCGAAAAGTGCGGCGGCGGCGTGGCCGCAAATCTCTTGATAGTCGGCGAAGATGCCATCCCTGATGCTCAGCCAAGCGTCTGGCAAGTTGAACACGGCATTGTCATCAGGGAAGATGTACCCGAAAGTATAATCCCCGTCTGGTATGCCGATTGCGGCTGTGGAGTTCCATCGCACTGCATCGGTAATGCCCCAAAACTCAACCGACAGCCCTTGAACCGAAATGCATGGCGCTGGTTCGTTGATTGCCCTGTTCGCCATTACGCCGCCTCCTTCATGGGAGGGCCGACCGGCGCGACAGTCTCAGCGCCAAGCGTGTTGATGTAGTGCTGCACGTCACGGGCGCGGACCATCACCTTGGTTCCCACCTTCATCGTCGGCGGCAACGTGCCGTCACCCTCGCGCTTGCGGTATGTGATTTCGGCTACGCCAAGGCGGCGCGAAGCCTCGGCCCGGCTGATCAGTATGTTCCCTTCCATTTACGTCTCCCTTCCCAGCCAGCCCTCAAAGCTGGCTCATTATGGTTGAAACCTACAAAGGTGACTTAAACCGGATATTGCTTGTTACAAGGTTATATACTCGCTAATGCGGCACCCAATTGTATTTTTTGACACGGAATAACGTGAAAGCGTGTCAACAAATAAATATAACTACCGCTCGCACATTTTTATTACCAATGAACGCCAGTAATCACCCGACCCCATTTGCGGGGCCGGGATTGATCGGAGAAGCCAACATGGGGACAATAGGGGCGGTAGGGGGCAATCTCAACAGAATGCCATATAGCGAATAGGCTGAGGCACTGCATTATCAGCGGTTATCGCGGAATAAACGGCGGGGTCATACGTTCACGCTTGGCTGGGGCGCTTTGGGATCAGGATACTTCCGCCCGGTTTGGGCGCTTAACGAGATTGCGGCGTAGGCGCTGTCAGCCCATAGCAGCCGTCCATACAGATCGCAGCGAACAACGGCTTCGAGCCCAAACTTACAGAGCTATCGCGGTGCTGCAAACGGCAGCTTACAGAAATCGATCTGGTTGTCTCATAAACGACATGCTTTCTAGTCTTTGGTATTGGGTATTCTAATCGGAACAACGTTATGCCCATGATTCAATGCAGTGACGGAACTCACCTAGAAGCTGGCGAGGACGAATATGTGCAATTTCGAGATTGGCTGGCAGTAGATTCCGATCTTGCTCAGCGAATTTCAGAACTATTCTGGTTGGACATGTTTGTTGGTTACAAACGTTCGTCACTCGATTGTCGATCTGTGTTGGAGACGGTCAAGAACCTTGAAAAAGGTGAGCCGAAAAACGGCGTAAGACCAGCTTCAGAATTCACACGTCCGCCTTTGAAAGGTCTTTGGCATAAGCACCATTACTCCGGTCCATATCTACCAATGAACGTTGCGAATAATCTCCCAGACGAAATGCTTAAAGAGTTGGTCGAGAACCTAAAAACAGAGGACATTTCGCCAGAAGAGCAGAACAGAAGATGTCTAGGCGAAGCGATGAAACTTGTGAAGCACTCTCTTGCGGACCGAAGCGCTGATCAAAGGTTGACCGGGGAGTGGATAATCTTCGCAAAATCAGATGCAGGAAATTTGTACCTTTCTCTCGGCTACCACAAAATTGGACGCCCCGCGAAGGGCAGAGATGAATTCTTGATTGGAAGAATTAGAGAACACTGCGTGAATGAATTTCCTAATATACTCAGACTTAAAGAGTAAGTCGAATCCTATGCCACTGTGGCGAGCTTTTTAGTGACAGCGGACGTTCGGCTTCCAAATCTGAAGGTCAGCTAGGTCCGCATAGCCGCCATCTGTTGTCTCTGCGTCGAACGGCAGCTTCCCGCCATTTCCAGACTTGGCCTACGCCTCAAAATGAGAGAGCACGACGCTCCATCTGGAAACCCAACTCCGCGCCCTTTGACCCCATCCGCAAATCAGCTATCTAGAACACGGGACGGGACAACCTCAACAGGATGCCTCATGACGAAAAGACCAAAGCGCCACCCTGGCCTTACCGATGCTCAAACCGCCGCCCTGATTGCCAGCGTCGCCAATCTGCACAATGATCTTGTGCCGCTCATGGCGGCGCTCAAACCGCAATGCCCCGACTATCTGGCGATCATAGAACTGAGCGCTGCGCTAGCGCGTGTGGTCAGGGAGACGACCGGCGACGATCCGCCTTGGATGGCGGCGCGGGTTTGGCGGGGTTGATGTGCATGGGCGATGATCATTTACAGATGCATCGCGTATGCAGCCTACAGATACCGAGCGGCGCAACAACCGGTTGGGCGCTAAACAAACCTATTGCGCTTCGCCGCCAACACCAATGTCCAGTTTTCCAGCGTCCAGCTTTTCGAATATCTGTCGCACCGCCGTTTCGCTGCGCTCAGACACCGATTTTCGTCTCCGGTCAGGAAGCAAAAAATCAAGCATTTCATACGACATCTCATGCTTACTTTCTTTATAGAAATCTTCCATGGCTTCACTCATGTCGATGAACCTCCGTACTTTCTTGTGCGCCTCGAATTGAAATCCTGATTAATCTCTAAATCAAAATAATGCTTGCGTTTAATCCAAACAAAACCATCAGATTTTGAAATTACGGCTACATCCACCGGGCCGCCGACCGACTCGATCTTTGAATCTATTTTCCTACGAAGAGAGGTAATTTCCACCAATGCTTCAGCCATAGCCGCCATCTCTTCCTTCGGCAGAGATGAAACGACCCTCAACATCGGTTTTATCACCTCTTCAATGCGCATTTTCTTAAATTCGTCCATTAGCCCCTTGACTAGAACTTTGTTGTCTGACTCTTGCCTTGCGCGCTCAACCATTCGATCTTTTTCCTGAACGTATTCATCGACAATCCTTTTACTTTTCTCATTCAATATGCCCAAGGTTGTGCCGTGTATAAAATCCAAGTAGTCCAATTGCATACCCTCCATGAACAGGTACGCAATGTCTGACTGCGCAAATGGAATAACAACAGAAGCCTTATTTTCCTCTTTGTTGAGATTATGAGTACTCGTTACCCACGACCTGACATCTTGCCCATATTTTCCATCAACTACTATCTCCTCAAGGCTAGGAAAAATCTCTTTGTCGCCGTAGCCTGCAAAGACAACCCCTGTCTCGAATGATGAAATGTACTGACGCCTAGATCTCTCGTAGCATAATGTAATCATCTTTGAATGCATGGTTGAGGTCACATGTATTTTTGCAAGCTCCACCATGAATGATTTAATCATTTTTGAGTACAATCTAGCAAAGGCATCCCTACCATATTTGTCATTAATTATTGGCAGGTCCTTGGCATTTTCAATTTGTAATTCTACTGAATCCAGAAAAGATTTTCTTTTCTTTAGTCCTCCTGAGATGGTATCTATATGCTCGCAGCAGTCTACAATACTATTAACAAAGCATGTCATTAAGTTGAGGTTATTTAGATTTTTGCTAGGTCCAGAAAAATCAGATAAAAAATCGACAAAATCCTCCCTGAGTTCATAAAGGTAGTCAAATATTCTTTCTCTAATTTTTGCTCTATAAGCCTTAATTACAATTTCCCACGGTACGCCGCAGTAATCTCCCGAATTCCATATCATTATTCCGACATCATTGTTTATTGAAACAGAAAATAATTTATTGGTATTCTTCCATACGCGCTCTTTTCCGACAGTGACTGCGCTATCAGCAGCCAGTGCAACGGCTGAACGGGTAAGGATGGCGATTTCCGCGGTCATTTTCTTCCCAGTCAGCGGCGGCTGCTCGGCGGGGACCATGTCACGTTGAGCTTGTAGTAAGCTTCAGCGAAAAGATACCCCTTTGATTCCGCCGCTTCTCCCTTGTTGCGCCTATAATAATCCACCATTCGTTGATTCTTCTCCGTATGGCAATTCTCCTACGCTTAGCCCAATCACCACCAATGGGGGGCGAGGCACAAGCCCCGCCCCTTCCCGGATCAATCCGACCCTAGTTCTTGAACGCCTGTATCCCCGGCGCGGGCAACGCCCGACGCGCTGGTCTTGCTGCCGGTCACTTGCCCGCCGCTCACGCGGACGCTGGTATCCACCCTGACGATGCCGCCCTTGCTGAGTGCCGCCTCGATGCTGGCAGCCCGCGCGTCAATGCTCGCGGCAATCGCGGTCATTGCCGCCTCAGCGCCAGACGGGCCGCTGGCAACCGGCGCTGTCGGCTGCGCCACGACCGCCGCTGCCGTTGCCGGTGCGGGAATGCCGCCATTGATCGCGGGAAGGTCAGCCGCCGGGATCGTCGGCGCGATGCTCGCCGCCGCCTTCGCCTCCGGTGCCGCCGCATTGGCAGCATCGGCATTCAGCCAATCATCGAGCGCCGCCGGGCGCGCCCATGCCGGGATCAATTCAGCAACGGCTTTCAGGTTGGCGACAACTTCACCCATGATGGCGTCAAAGATGCCGCCGAACAGGTTGGCGAACCAATCCTTGATGCCGGTGAAGGCCGCCTTGACACCCTCGACAATATTGGTGCCGAGTTCGGTTGCCTTGGCAATCACGCCATCCAGCACTTCCGGCGGGACAATCATCGTGACCAGATCGTAAGCCCAATCGCCAAGCGCCTCAGCGGCCTTGCTGGCGATACTGCCGACTTCGGCGGCGATCTGCCCGGCAAAGTCCGAAACCGCGCTCACGGCGCTGGAAAAGCCGCTGGTGATGCTATGCCAAATGCTCGCAAAGAAGTCGCTAATCGGACCCCGCCGCCGGATGATCGCTCCCGCACCGATGGCGAGAAGCGCGACACCCGTGACGATGGCGGCAATCGGGGCTGCCGCTGCCGCCGCTGCGGTGCCGACCGCTGCCAGTGCTGCGCCGATACCGCCTGCGCTGGACAGCATGGCAAAGCCGACCATAGCGCCACGGAGCGCCACGCCGACACGGGCTGCTACCGGTGCCAGTACGGCGAAGCCGGTGGTAACGGTGCGGGTTGCGGCAGCGATACCGCTGAGAGCAAAGCCGACCGGGGATAGCGCCGCCACACCGAGGACTGCGAAAGCTGACCACTGCCTTTGGCCCTCGGAAAGTCCATTGAAGAAGTCGGCAGCGCGACCCGTCAACTCGGCGAACTTCTCGATTGCGGGTGTGAAGGCTTCCGCCAAACTTGCGCCCGCTGCCCTCACGGAATTGATGGAGTTGGTCAACCGCTGAGACATGGTTGCGTTGACCGATGCAACCTCCTTGTCGATGCTACCAGCCGCGCCGCCTTCGCGGAGTTTCTTCTCCCGCTCGGCAACCTTCTCAAGATCATTGAGGACGGCAAGATGCGCGGCGACACCCTCTTTGCCGAACAGTTGCGTCAGGGTGGTTTGCTGCAACTCCTTCGGGAGTTCCGCAACCTTTTTCAGCACCTCCATATATGTCCGGTCGCCATCGACCATCATGGCCTTTTGCACCTTTTCAGCGTCAAGGCCGAGTTGCCTGTATGCGGCAATCTGCGATTTGGTCGCCGTCTGTCCCGCTTGCAAAGCAAGGGTCGCATTTTTCAGCGCGGTTGCGGCGACTTCCGGTTCGACCGCGACCGTCATCTGAGTGTTGATCGCCGTCAGGGCGGTGGTGTCGAAGTTCGCACCCTTGCTGTATGCCGCCGCGCGGGCGTTGGCTTCGATCACGCGGGCCGCTGTGGTGGCCTCTGCATCTGCGGCATAGTTCACCTCGTCAGCGTACCGTTGCACTTCCGCAATCGTCAGGCCATAGGCTGAGCGGATTTTGGCGAGGGAGTTCGCGCTTTCCTCTGCGCTCATATCCATTGCAGTCGCGGTCTTGGCGGCAAGCACGGTGAACGGCAGCGCGTCAACTGCATCGACACCGCTGGTCAGGGCTTGCGAGTAGATCGCGCTGAGGGTGCCAAGGTCTTTGCCTGTCGCTTGGATTTCCTTCCGCAACTCGGCTTGCCCGGCGCGGGCTTCATCGTATCCGAGTTTTTTGATGGCTCCAGCGAGATTTTTTTCATATGTGATGAGATCACGAGATGCGGCGACGATTGTGCCCGCTGCGGCGGCGCTTGCGGCTGCTGTCTTGTGAGCAAACCGGGCGGCCCCGGTTTCAAAGCGGGCAAGCGTGCCATGAAGGCCGCTGGCGCTTTGCGCGACGGATCGGAAGGCCGCTAAGGTGCTATCCGTCGCCGTCAATTTAATTGCTGCGGTGAATTTTGTCATTCATTTCAGTCCTTTCTAAAATACAGGATTGCCCCGCGCACGATGCGCGCCAGATCGGTTTCGCCGTGCCCGACTTGCAATGCGTTGGTGACGACACTCAGAGCGTGCGCCTTGTCTGCGGCGGTGCGGGGTGTGGTGTTTGCGAGCGTGGTTTCGATGGCGTGGGCGCGGTGCCATAGCGCCGTTGCGGCGTCGTCATCCATTGTGATGGCTATGCGCTCCATAAGGCGGGCGTGGCGGCGGGCGAGCTTTGAGATTTCTGATTGCATCGCGTCCCCATGCTGGTTGCGGGCAACAAAAAAGGCCCGCCGGGTGGCGAGCCTTGAAGGCAAATGCGGGGCATTTGGTTGGCTAGAAGGTAGCGCGGATCATCGAGCTATACGGCTCGATCTGCAAAGCCGTCATGGCGCGCTCAGCGGTTTCCAAAATGGCCCGGCGCTCGTCTGCGGTGCGGGGCTTGGCTGTGCTAAGGCGATCCTCGATCCGCGACACCTCAGCCACAATGCCGTCGCGGATGGCGTCCGTAACGGCATGTTCCGCCGCTTTGAGCAAGTCCGAATGGCGGTTTGCCTCTTTGATAATGTTGATGTGCATTTCATGGCTCCTATTGGGTGTCAACGCTCACAGTACAGTGAAAATATTGTACAAAAACAAGCCGTTAAATCGGCAAGCTAGCGGCGTCTTTCTTGCTGAATTGGTAAAGCATCGGCCCTTGCGTTACCGAACTGGCCAACCGGCCTATTTCGCATGGCGGCGGCGCATATTGTCGATGAGCGAATTGCCGGTCGCCAGTGATGCGGTGTTTTCGACTAGCGCAGGGTTGCCGTGCTTATCAACGCCGAGCGCCTTGCCGTGCATGGCCGCCATTTGCGAAAGAAGCGCCTTTTCGTCGGCAGCCTCCGCGTTGGCAACCGCCGCCGGGCTGCCGGGCACGCTGGCGTCCAATTGCAGGTCGCTCAGTGTGGCGGCGGTCCAGTCGGCGGTCATGGCGGCAACCATGCGCGCATCGGCAATCTTCATGCGGCCTTCATCGAGCGCGGCGGAGATGGTTTCAACCTGCCCGGCGTTGTGCCCGGCGGCGATGGCTTCGGCGTGGAAACGTTTGGCGAGTTTGGTTTTGAGGTTCTTCATAGGGTGTTCCTTTCGGGATCAAAGATAGGGGTTGAAGCGGATCGCGCGGCGGGTGCGCGGGGTATTGGATGGTGTGACTGCGGCGTCTCCGTTGGCGGCGCGGCACTCAGCCTCAAGCCGGGCGATTTCCTTCGCCAGTTCGGCAAGATCGCCTTTCTGGAATGTCACGTCCCGTCCGCCCGGCGCGGTCACGCGACTGACCGCCTGCCCTGAAAGCAATTCCCACCGCGCCTTTTTCAGCACGGCGAGCAGCGCGCAAGGATCATCGGCGGGCACGCCAAGCGCCGTCACGCCTGCCGCGTCGGCCTCGTGTTGCGCTGTTGCATGGCTGACAATCCGATTGTTACTCGCGCCGCTCATAGCAATCACCGTCACGCCGTCCAGCGTGGCGGCGGCGGCGATAATGCCGACATCGGCGATGGTGCCGGTTACGCTCAAATCAAGCGTTGCCGCGATGCTGGCAAACGCCAGCGTTTCCGGCGCGCTGCCTGTGACGGTGCCGGTGATTGACGCCGTCTCCACAGCCAGCGTGTCACTATCAATCCGCGTGACGCGTCCTGTGACTGTGCTGTCAGCTTCATTGATGAAGCCCGACGCCATGATGGTCAGCGGCCCGTCCAATCCGCTAATTTCAAAGTTGCGATTTGCCATTTCTGTTACTCCTGCGCCGCTGCAAGCGCGGCTTCAAGGTCCGCCCTTTCGGCGTTCCATTTGTTTATTGCGGCCTTGTGTGCGGCGTCCCTCGCCCGGCGGGCCTTGGCGTCCTCAGCCCTGCCGGTCCGCACCCGCTGCGGCTGGTTTGCCTCAAGCTGTTCAAGGCGCTCGACGGCTGCGGTGAAATCCATTGCTTCGCCGCTGGCGAGCGTGACTTGCGGGGTAGCGCGGGCCGGTGCTGCCGGTGCCGCCTTCGGGTCCGCGACATGCGGGTCAGGCAAACCAAGGTTTGACGCCATTTCCTTCTCACGGGCGCGCTGAGCGAGAACGTCTTGCCAATCAAGGCCGAGGGCTTCGCATTCGGTTGCAAGGCTCGTGGTGCCGGTTTCAAGCCGCTTGGCGGCGGCGGAAGCCGATTTGTTCTCATCCGCCTGCGGCATTGACGGGCCGCGCCACTCGCAACGCGTCCATGCGGGCCGCATCGCCAGAAACGCAAGATACCCCCCGGGCACGGGCACGGTGCCGTCGAGGATCGCGTTTTCCAGCCATGCTTCAAACACAAGCTGGCAAAACCGCCCGATGATGCCCCGGCGCTGCAAAACAATCGGCCAATTGACCGCCGTTTCCATCCGCACACTGGAATAAGTCGCCCCGCTGTAATCGCCGGTCGCTGCCGAATACCCGATGCCAAGGGCGCGCGCGCTTTCCAGCTTCAACAACCGGGCAAACGTGCCAAGGTCGCCGGGATCGGTTGTCGGAGACTTGAAATCAACCTGCTCGCCGGGCAGCGCATGGATGACGTTCGGCAGCCCTTTGAGGCTGTTCTGGCGGTACCAGCCAACTTTTGTGGCGGTGTATGCGTCCATCGCGGTTTGATCGACATCGCCATGCGAGAACATCTGCATGACTTCCTCGCTTGTGGCGTTTGATGTCACCACGGCGGCGAGGACGGTTTGCAGAATGCTTGTCGCCAGCGTGGCGTCTGCGAGCTTGCCGTATTGGAAGTGCGGCTTGAGCGCCGCCGTCAGCGGCGACAAACCGCGCCACTGTACCGGCGCGACGTGATCATAAAGCAACGCGCTCAGCGGGCGACCCGACCGGCTGCGAAACGGCACAAACCGGGCGGAAAAGTCTTCCATGCCGGTTGCCGGATCACGGTCGCGGATGCGCACGCCGACCGGCTCACCGCCTGCAAACCGCAACCCGTGCCGGTCGCTCTCATCAATCCCGTTTTCGGCGAGCCGGTGCGCGTCGAGAAGTGAAACCTTTGCCGAGAACAAGTTGCCTGTGCGGCGTTTCGTCGGGAACGTGGCGAGGATTTCACCGGGTCCGAAATAGGCTCGCCCGGCGGTGCGCTGCATCTGACCAAAACTCCGCGACCCGGCGGCGTCACACTCGCGGGGATCGGAAGCCCAAAGCGCGAACAGGCGTTCGACGCGCCGCGCCCAAGCGTCCGCCTCCCGCTGCGTCATGCCAGTCAGTTCAATGACCGGCTGGACATTCGGGCGCAAGCCGGTGCCGACTATCTGCCCCAAAGCAACGTCAACCGCGCCGCCGAGGTCACTGTCAAACAGGGCGCGAACCGCGCGGGCGTTGGTCAGCGGCGCGGCGTCCATCACTGCATCGCCGGTATCGCGGAAAATACCGTCGATGTGCGCCGTCTCAATGCCACCTGCAAAGCTACCTGCCGGGATTTCCGGCCCGCGTGACAGGTTCGCGCCCGGCGTTACCACGGCTTCACCACCGCCGCCGCCCATGCCGAGCGCGGCCTTCATACGTTCAAACATTTTTGGATTTCCTTATTTACAGATTGCCGAGCGCGGCGAGATTGTCTTGCCAGCTTGGCTTTTTGCATTTTGCGGGTTCGGCGGTGGCGATTGCCTGTTCACGTTGCCGATCCCAATTCACGCGGGGTTTCAGGAAGTGCCAGACGGCGAGCGCATAGCCCGCGCAATCAAGCGCTTCGTTGCGTTTCTTGACCTGCTCAAACGCAATGACCGGGCGGCCCGCTTTCATCCGCACCACGCGGCGCTCAGCGGTCAACTGGTCAAACCAATCGCCGTCCAGACGGTCTGAAAACCGCATCGCGCCCGCCTCACCTTCCGGCTTGCTGTAAGCCCGGATGACTTCGGTCTTCACGGTATCGACGCCGATGATCGCGAGGCGCGCTTTGCCCTTGGACTTGCGCGGCAGATCGAAAGGCAATCGCCCCGTGCCGCCCATGCCCTTGATCGCATACCAATGCCGCCGCCAATGCGGCCCGGCGAAGTTGATCACCGCCGCCATCGTGCCGCCATCGCCAGCGTCCAGCGCCGCGCCCATGATAGGCAGCTTGCCGCCGCCGGGGTGCGGGAATGTGCGTTTCAGATCGTCTTGCAGATCGCGCCAGACTTCATCTTGCAGCGGATCGCCCCACAAGACTGTATGGTCGATAATGACCGGCACGCCGTTCTCGGTGTGACCCATGATGGTGCGCTCAAGGCGGTCACGCTGCACGTCAACACCGGCTGTCAGCGCCAGCACTTCCGGCGGCAAGTCATCCTCACCGAACGGCTCCCGGCGGGCCTCAAGGCTTGCCGGATCGATGTCACCATCAGACTGCTCGCGCCACGTCTCGCCGAGAACGGTGTTGACGAACGCTTGCAGCAAGGCGGTGTCCTGTTTGGCTTTTAGGAACTCCCGCACAAGCGTCGGCCATCGCGCAGAAGGCAAAAGGCTGGCAAGGCTGTTGATATGAAACCCGGCGTGCCCTTTGACTTCCGGCGCTGTCGCGTGCCAGCGGCCATGCAACACCATTTCCAGCTTATCGGCTTCGCTGTGGATGCCGCCGCATGACGGGCAAACCACGTGAGCCGTGTCTGGATCGCCATCCGTCCAGCGCATATCACCCCACTGGATTTGCCAGTGTTCGCCGCAATGCTGGCAAGGCACTTGCCAAACCCGTTTGTCCGATTGATCGTAAAGCGCCGTGATCCCGCACGTCAGTTCATCGGTCGGCGTCGAGCAAGCAACAATCAGGCGGTTCGGAAACGATGCGGTTCGCATGGTGGCGAGCGCCATCGGGTCGCCTTCAACCGTGGTTCCGAAAGCGGAAACCTCGTCTGCGAAAAGCACGCGGGCGGTGACGGCTCGCAAGTTTGCAGGCGCGTTCGCGCCGACCAGCCGCAAGGTTGATCCGCCGGGTATGTAGCGGGTCAACAGGTTGGATCGGTTTTCAGTATCGTTGCGCTGATAGGCCAGCATCCCGGCAAGCATCGGCGAGGCATCAAACAGGCGTTCAAGCGCAACAGCAAAGGTCCGCGCATCGCTCTCACGCGGCAACACACAAAGCACCGGGCAAGGATCGTTCTCAATGAAATGCGCGACCGCCGCTTGAATGACGGTGGACATGCCAAGGCGGGCCGATTTTTTGAACGTCACCCGCTCAATTCCCGGCTCCGTCATGATGTCCAGCATCGCCTTTTGGTAGGGCAGCAGTTTCATGCGGCCCGGCGTTGCTGTCAGCGTCTCGTCAAGGTGTATGGTCTGCTCAGCAAAGGTTGACGGCGGGACATTTGGCGGCGGCCTAAGCGCCCCGAAAAATCCGTGCATCGCCTTCGCAAGCGCATCTGTTTCAATCACTGCGGGCATTCTCGACCGCCTCTCTGACTTCTTCGGCGTGCGCTTGATCCGCGCCGTTGTCGGCCAATGCGGTCAGCGCCTCCACGATTTCTTCTTTGACGATTGCCGCCGCTTCCGGGCCGAGGTTGAGCCGCTGCGCAAGGCGGGATGAAAGGGACAGCATGGATGCCCGGATCACGCGCCCGGCGGCGTTCCATCGCGTCTCGATCTTGTCGGCGAAGATCAATGTCCCCTGCATCCGTGCAGCAATCATTTGCGCCTTGGCGGCGTCGGCTTTGGCCTTCGCCAGCTTCGCCGTCATCATTTCTTCGGGCAGGTTGCGGCCCGCCGCCTGCTCCCGAATGTGCGCCGTGTACTCGTTGACGGCGGCGATCATCGGGTATTCCCTTGCGCCTTCCGGGCGGGTTATGATGCCGCGCCCATTCAAGTCTCTGATCTTCGCTTCAGATATGCCGAGCAGGATGGCGAGCGCGCCCGGCCCGATGGTCGATTGACCATCCGGTGTTATTCGCGGCATTGCGCTATCCCCTTGTTATTCTGTGGATTTTTGCCTATGTTTCGGACAGGCTTTCCCGGCGGCTCCGACCGCAACCCCGTTCGCAAAATCTGTCATTTAGCCAGAAATCGGGGGCTGCGTTCCCCGCAAGCAGTAAAACCCTAGTAAGGTACCTACTGCGCCGGGGTCGCGTGATGTATAGTTGCGGCAATCTTGATGATCGTTGCATCATTTACGTTTGCCACAACTGATTTTGTAATTACAATTTACAAAGCCTCACCTGAAAGCAACTGCAAGTAAAATTTCAAACGTCCTTCACCATCGGGATTTATAGCTTTGACACGGTATCGGTGCCCGGTTTTATGCCTGAACAATTGATCACCGCGTTTGATCGGAAGCGTGAGGCTGCGAAGGTCAATGCTGAGCCAATGCGCCGCGCCGATGGCGTCCAGCTTTTTGTCGCCGGGGCGCGCATCCTCCCCGGCCTCGCGGTCTTGCTGCTCGATAAAAACGCAATAGACCGTTTGATCCCGCCGGGAGGTGTCGGGCCGGGGGCGGCTATTTGCGCCGCTGATCAAGGCTTGCAGGGTCACAAGTTCCGCAAAGACCCGATCCAAAGCAACGCTGGCGCGGGCTTCGGCGCGATCAAACAAACTCGCCATTGTCCGCGCTCCAAGGGTGCACCGACGCCGCCGGATCATTGCCAAGGCGCGCCCGGTGCGGGTCAGTCGGCGTGTCCTCAGCCCATACCTCTACAGGATCGGCGGCGTGATCGAAGGCGGTTGCCTTGTCAACAAACCATGGAACCCTCTCGCCAGCGCCCGCCGCGATTATTTCGGCGGCGACCGTTACCGGAACCCACTCGGCCCGACTGGAAAGCCGGATCAAATCGCGCTGGTTCGCCAGCGTTGGCGCAGTGCCGATTGTGTATGTCGATGCAGTGACGCGACGGCTTGCTGCGATCCTGACGCTATCACCGAATGCGCTGGCGTCTTCAAGCGCCAGATCGGTAATCGTGACCGGCGCGGGCTTGTCGCCAGCCCACCCGGCGGGCACTTCCAGTTCACGCGTTGCGTGCCCGGCATTGACCAGCGCCCTACCGATGGCGGGCGGCGCACGCTCGATGTCGCCAGCGGGCAGCGTTGTGTTGAAGCTGCCTATCTGGATAACCAGCGGCGCAAGAGTGCGGATAAGCATTCGTGTTCCTTTCAAGAAAAAGGCGGCTTAAGCCGCCATGTCGTCGTCGGTGCTGTCCCCAACCTGTTTCGAGGCCGGGAGGGGTGCCCATCCGAGTTCCAAATGCGGGGCGCGGGTGGCGTCGCTGAAATAGTGATAGTTGCGGACGCCGAGCGGGGCGAGGTGCGCAATCTTCGCCTTGCGGGCCAACTTGTGGACTTCCGGCGAGAGCCAAACAGGGTGGTTCGGCGAAAACCGTCCGAGATCCTCGAACGCGCCGAACCCGGCGGGCTTGCCGGGGGTGTGGTACTTCACCGAGGCCCGGCGGCTCAAAAAGCAAAGGCGCATCCCGTCGCGGTCGGTGCTGAGTTCGTCCAGCGAAAAACCGGAAAGCTCGACCATAGGGCGGCGCTCGTTATCTCCATTTACCTTTGCCCGCCAGTCGTCGCTCGCAGCTTGAGCGTCGAGCAGCGCCCGGCGCACGGCTGATGTCACTTGGCGATGTTCGCCGGGCTTGAATTCGATGGTGTGGCGATCATCGATGATGATCCGAACCGGTGATAGAATTGTAACAGTGTCTCTCATTTTCTCTCTCTCAGTGCAGTTCGGTGCTGACGGGCGGATATGTGCCGCAAACAACTTCGCGGCCATCATCATCAACACCGATCACCGGCAGCCCTTGCCGTTCCAGCATGGCGCGGATGACGGGCAGCGGGGTTTCCTCGGCACGCCAGATACGGCGAAGCTCAGCGATGGCAATCGGGATTTCGACGTTCCCGTCAGGGTTGGTGCGTTCAAGCATGTAGTTCATTTCGATTTCCTCAGATTAGAATGGCAGCAAGCGCGATAAGGGGGAGTGCAGCAAACGCGCCTATGGCGGCGGCTACGAAATTGGCGATCATAGCAGCACCACCAAAACGATGATTGCCATGATGCTGAAAGGCATCACGCGCCATGCGAAGTTGTGCGACCCCTTCTCTATGCGCTCAAGCGCCCGGTCGATCTTCTTGAGTTTGCTCATCACGCGGCCTCCATCATCCGGGCGGCGGTTGTGAAGATCAGGCGATTGCCCTCATAAAGCTGCCCCTCGCGGGAGACATGCAGCGGCGATTGGCGAAACCACGTCAGGTTTCGGACGTTGCCGGGCAACGGCTGCCGCTCAAAATCGTTGATCGCGACCACGGCAGCCCCGCTGTCCAGCGCCAGCATATGAAGCTGATCGGCGGCTTCGGCGAGGCTGTCACCGACCGCCGAGGTGCGGGCAAACAGGATCAGTTCGCCGGGCTTGGCAACCATCAGCGCCTTCTCGATGAAGTCCCAATTCAAGGCGCGGTGCGGAAGCTCGTGCGTTTGCAGGCCGCGTGTCTCGCGGATCATACCCCAACGCCGCCCGGCTTGTTTGTGGACGCCGGTTGCGATCATTTCGTTCTCGCGGAGGTCATCGTAAATGTAGTGCAGCGCCGACACGGGGATAAACGGCAGCGCCGGTTCCTCGATCCGCTGGTTGATGGTGTCCAGCGCCCCGGCGGCAATGATTTCCTTTGCGGTCCAATCGCCGCTCACGATCACGGCTTCGCCCGGCTTGATCACCGGCCTGCGGCGCATTCCGATATTTTCAAATTCTTCGCTCATTGATGTTCCTGCTTTCATCGCGCGCAAACACGGCTTCGCTCCCCGGCGGCGCGCGGTGCGCCGGGTGCCGATCTGGATTGTTTGGGATGGTGCAAATGAAAAACCCGCCAGCGGCATTGCCGGGCGGGTTACGCATTTATTGCATTGTGGACTGCGTACCACATTGGTGTGTCAATGTCAAGCCCCGAATGGTAGTTTGACAAAAAAAGTTGGGCGCTTAGAGCCGTTTGTTCGCGTAGCGCCTGAGAAGCCCGTCAGGCGCGATCTTGCGCCGGGTGGTGTTTGCGGGCCGGGGTTGTTACAGATCGCTGTAAGTGGAGCGGTGCCGCGCGGACAGGGATCATCATCTTGACCAGCGCCCCATATTGATCAGATTGCCCGCCGCCCGGCTGCGCATGTTCCGGGGCGGGGTGTGGTTTGGTGGTTGATTTTGGGATTTTGCACATTTGCACACATTCTTCGGGGTGCGCATAGGTAATGCAAATTATAGGTTGCATTTCAGGCTATATCTACTCCAAATACAATAAATAGCTGTATTAAGATTTTACTGAACAATCTGTGCAAACGCGGGGAATGTGTGCAAATGTGCAAAACTGCCATTTCACCACGCCAAACCCTTATTTATCAATAGGTTAACCACCGAATATTTTGCACACGCCGTTGCACAACGGTGTGCAACGTGTGCAAAACGATGTGCAAAACCGGTGCCGTTTGCACACTTTGCACACCGTTGCACACTTCGGTGTGCAAAAATCCGGGGCTGTCGGCCATCTAATCAACCTCGGTCAGCGACCATTCCTGTTTGCCGCTTGGCTGCTTTCCAACCGCCAACCGGCCACGCTCCACAAGGTACGGGAGAACGGTCTCAAGAACATACTCCGTCTCGCCTTCGGCGGGAGCGCCCTTGAGGTCGCGGAGAACGTGGATACGTTTCAGGCCGCCCCACGTAAAGCGACCATGATACTCAGGCGGCAAGCTAGCGCCCGGCGTGCGGTCACGGCCCCGCTCTCGCGCATAGGCGTCCTTCATCTTTTTCAGCGTCTTCATGGCGTCACGGTGTTGCGCCGTATCGATAGCGCCGACCAAAACACTCCGCCATTGCTGAAACGAATACCACGCCACCTCAAGACCGGCGCGGAAGTCATCGATCGTTATCGGGTGATCGCACTTCATCCCCATGATCGGCCCCGCCTGCCCGTTCATGTTCAGGTGGACATACTGCCCGCTTTGGATGAAGCGAACGATGCCAGCAATCCGTGCTGCGTTTTGGATTACGCGGGAGACAATATCGCCGTAAGCGCACAAATCGCGCCCTTCCTCCTGCCGGTCCTCAATTGCCTGCGCAACTTCCTTCGCTTTCTCTCGCGCCTCGTCACTCCATTCGATAATGCATGGTCTTAGCTGGAAACCGGTGCTATCCGTCGCGGATGGCGCTTCAAAGATCGCGCCAAGCCGGTTCGCAAACTCGGTGATCGGCAGTGTCATTTCATAGGATGCCGACATATCCCGCTTGCCACGCATTGAAGGCGGGACCGCCAAAAGCATACGCGGGAAGAAGCCTTGCGCCATATCGCCCCGCCTGCGGAGTTCCGGCACAATCACTTCCGGCTGACCGGCGAGCATCAAAGTCAAGCGGCGATCGATCAAATCAGTCTCACCGCCCTTAACTGTGCTGTAGGTGTAGGAGCCGCCACCCCATAGGGTTGTGTAGACGCTCCGCGTTCGGTTGCGCTGTTCTGCGGTCATGCTGTAGCCGGAAAAGAAAGCCCCTGCCTCATCGTTTGCTAGGATCATTGACGGGCGGTTTCTGTGCAAACCCATGATCAGCGCCTCAAGCGTAGCGTCGGATACCTCGCCGCTCGCCATCCACGGCATAGGATCGGTAAAGGCTTCGTCTTCCGGTACCGTCTCGCCACGGGCGCGGCGTTGCGCCTCATTGTGGTCGGCAAGTTCTTTTGCCGCCTTCCAGATTTTCCGCTGGTGGCGCAACTCATCCGCCTTGCTTTTGACCTGCTCGCGGATCGGCCCCATGAACAAACCAAAGACTTCGGATTTTCCCGCCGCTGTCTCGCCAAGCGTCATCGAATAGAGCGACGTGACATCATCCTTGTGCCCTCTATAGTGGCGGACATTGGCGTGGGCTTGGACGCAAAACGCGGCGGTTGTCAGCGCCACCATGCCCGCCATCGCGGTTGAGGTCTGCGTCATCTGTGCTGCATCGTGGATCGCATCGGCCATGATCGGCGGAAGATATTCGATAGGAAACCTGTCAGTCTCATCAATAATCGGCAGTTCTATTGTGTCATGGATGCATTTTTTCCCCTGCTCCGAAACATTAACCCCCTGCAACGCGACAACATGTCCCGCACCAGCAAGCAACTGTGCCCGGATATTCTGGCCGGTTTCGTTGTTTTCACTTGACACTTGACTATTATTCATTTATTATGCCTTTGCTTTCATTTGATATGCCCCGCTTTCGGCGGGGCTTTTTCTTGCCCGCATCCCGTCAGAGCATCGTTTGCATCTTTGAAACCTTGCGGCGGGCCATAAACGCTCCAAAACTTGCCAGCGTCGGCATACCGGCCCGCCATCATCGCGGCGGCGTCCAATCCGGCCTCATCCATGTCCGCCATGATCACGGCATTCTCGACACCTTGCATGGCTGGCAAGGTGCGCATGGTTCCGGCTGACAAGGTGGCAATCACCTTCGGCGGCAACGCCCCAATCAAGGCCGGTGTGCTGAGGGTGGTTTCAATCCCCTCTGCGAAACATGCCGCCGACCCCGGCTCATCCCGCAACCGCACGACAGCGCCCCGCGCCGTACCGAGCATACGCTTTTCCCTCGCGCCCTTGCCGCTGCCATCCGGTGCGAGGTGGGTCCGATGGATGCCGGTAAATTCGCCGGTCAGCGCGTCCGTCATCGCGGCGACCATGGCCGGATAGGTTCCGCCGTCGTCCATCGGACATGCCGGAGTGAACCGCACCGCGTGGCCGGTGCCGAGCCACGGGTGCCAGCACCGCCGGGCAGTAAGGTACACTTGCGCCAAGGTGCCTCCGGGCGGCGCTGAGGCTTGCCAGATCGCCCATGCTGCATCCACCCGCGCCGCGCGCTCTCGCGCAATCTCGGCGTCTTGCAGGGCGGCGAGCGCGGCCATTTCGGCGCGGCGGCGAGCAAGGTCGTCGGCGTCGATTGCGCCATCACCAACCCCGCACCGATTGGCGATCCAGTCGCACGCGGCGGGGAAGCTGAGGCCCAATTGCCGGGCGGCAAGGTCGATGATGCTGCCACCCTCGCCCGCTTCATGGTCGCACCAGACGCCAGCCGTCGCGGGGCGAATGTCAACGCTGAGGCTACCACGCCGACCAAACCGAAGGCAGGTAGCGTTAGACATGCGGCGGTTCGGCTCGCCACACAATTCGGTTGCGATGTTGCGCGCAAACGGCGCGGCAATCATTTTCAAGTCGGCAGGGCTTATTCGCTCCGTTTCGGACGGCAGATCGGGGAGAGTTGGAAGCAACATGGTGTTACGCCCCGGCCCGTTCGGCCTCCGCTGCCGACCGATGCTTGCCTCGGCTTTCATGCCATGCGGTGAAGTCTGCGATATGAACCCACGCTTTACCGCCCTCAGCAAAGCGGGTTTCCTCAGGCATCTTGTCGAGGTTTTTGGTGTAGTAGGAATGGCTGACGCCCGCCCGCTCACAGACTTCAGCGCGGGTAAGGAATACTCTTTCGCTCATGGTGATTTCCCCATAAAAAAACCCGCCAACGGCGGGTGCCGGGCGGGTGCGGTTTCGTGCGATGCTATGCATCACCTTTCAAAAGGGTGCATTTTTGCAGCTAAGTGAATAGATGGTTTGGAGTGCCATACCCGCAAGAGGTGAGGTCCAAAAAAATACCCGACGCACCTCCCCCCCTTGAAGAAAGCGCGCCGGGCGCGGCGCTAGACGCAGACATGCCAGCGCCGGATTGATTAGCCGCGACCGGATGCGCGCTCATGCGCCATCGCCGCCTCGTATTCATCGACGCTGCGGAGCGCGCCTTTGAACTTCTGCCAGATCGCGATGTCGGCCTTGGCATACCGGAAGCCGCGACCGGTGCCGCGATGGCGGGGCGGGTATAGGTCTTTGTTCAAAGTGAGGTGGTTGGGGTGGACGCCAGCGAGGGCGGCGAACTCTTCGGTTGTCAGGTTGTCAGCTTCGGCCATTCGTTTTCTCCATGCAAAAGCCCGCCGGGCGGAAGCCAAGCGGGCACAAAAAAACCGCCACACGGGCGGTTGCTACAATTTTTTCAATGTTGCACCCCTTACCATCTGTATTGACACTTGTCAACCCCCGATTGGTAGTTTGACACTTTTCCGTGCGGGATTGTCAGGCTCTCGCGGCGGCTTACATAGTGATCAGGCTGCATTTCGCTCATGCCGCCTCTCCTAGTTGGTTGAGCGCCCCGGTTACTCCCTGCTTTCATCGCCGGGGCGCTCCCAATGATCCCCCTATCCCACGATCCGCCCAAGTTCAGCCGCCCATGCGTCCAGCGCCGCGCGCTTTTGCTCAATGTAATCGGCCCGGTTATAGACGCCAGCAACGCCAGCCTTTGCGCCTGATACGTGATTGAGGATCGCCTCCACGATATGCGGCTGCACTCCGATTTCGTTCATCCGGGTTGCGGCGGTGCGGCGGAGATCGTGCGGCGTCCATCTGTCGGCAACGCCCCGGCCCTCTTGCCATTTGCGGATTGTATTGCTGATTGTGTCATTGCCGATATGGGCGCGCTTCTCACCGCCATCCGTAGGGAATAGGTGATCGCCGTTGGTGGCAGCCATCGCCTCGCGGACAATCGCCAAGGCTGGCGCGGACAGCGGCACAATGTTCGGCTTTCCATTCTTCGCGCGCTCACGCGGCAACGCCCAGATTGCGGCAGTGGTGTCTATCTCGTCGCGCATCAGGCCCGCAACCTCATTTGACCGCTGACCCGTCAACACTATCAAGCGATAGATCGCCACGAGGCGCGGCCCTGCCGTCCAATTTGGAAACTCATTCCACAACGCGCTGATTTCAGCATTGGTCAGGACACGCTCGCGGTTCTCCATTGGCGTTGCATTCGGGTTGCGGCGCGGCAGCGGGTTGGCCTCAATATACCCCATGTCAGCACCCCAATTCAGGACTACCTTGAGGTAGCGGAAGATCGCCTCACCCATGCGCTGCGCACCTGAATTGATCTTCGCCTCGACCGGCTTTTGCAGGGTGCGCCGTGATAGCTCACTGAGCGGCGTCTCACCAATCAAAGACAACACGTCCTTGCGCATGGTGCGCTCAATGTCACGCCGGTTGCTGGCGCTTGTGCTTTTGAATTTTGAGCTTTGCAGGTACGCCTCGACCAGCTTGGCAAACGTGTCGGCGCGGGCCTCGTTGGCGGCTACAGTTTCGGCGCGGCGGCTATCGAGCGGATCAGCGCCCTCACCTATGTCTGCGCGCAACCTCGCCGCCTCAGTCCGCGCCTTGGCAAGCCCTACCCCCGGATACGCGCCGATCTTGTAGCGCTTGCGTTTGCCATCCTTCGGGCCGGTGTAATTCAAGAACCAAGCTTTCGAGCCTGACTTGCCGACCATGATGCTAAGCCCCTTGTGGCCCGGCGCGGCGTCGAAATATTCGATCTGCTTCGGCTGAGGCTGCACACTGGCAAGCCATCTGTCGCTAATTTTCTGCATTGGCAT